CTAATTTAGCATCAGTCAACCCGTTAGCATCTTCGGGTATATTAACTGCGGCTACTGGCGCTGCCGGAGCATTAACAAAAGGATTAGATGATTTAAAGAGTGGTAAACTATCATTGGCTTCATTAGCAAGTGCAGGATTACCAGCTGGAGCAGCCGCACAATTAAATTCAGCAATAAGCTCAATGAGTTCAGGCGGTGCAGTACCTATCAAGCTACCTACAGTTGCTATTAATACAAATGATCGTAGTGAACTAACTGCACAAGTTACTAGTATATTAGGTAATTCTAAAATACCAGCGCCAAACTTTGCTGGTGCTAGTGAAGATGCATATAAAGCCGGACTATCTAAACTTGAACAAAAGGCTCAAAAAAGAAAAGAAATTCAGACTAAAATAGATGCTAAGTTTGTTGAAATTACGGCAGCTAAAAAAGAAGTTGATTCAGCTAGCGCCGCATATACTGAAGCAAAAAATAATTTGCCCGCAGGAGATCCGGCAATTGAGGCAGCAATAGCAACTACTAAGTCTGCAACAGAAAAACTATATGCACTACGTTCAGAAAACTATGACTTAATTAATCAATTAGCAAGTGCATAAATATAATATAGGATAAAACATGCCATCATACATTGGATTCAGTACAATTAACGCTAACAAGCCCCGATCTACTAATTTACCAGCAGGTATTGCAGGTGGTGTAGGTTCTATGGTACAACCAGTTATACCTGGTAAAAAGTATAGATTAGTTGACCGACAACTTGTAATTCAAGATTTTATTAACGCATTGAATATACAACAGGGTCAAAAAGTAGGGAATCCTGCATATGGAACTACTCTTTGGAGCTTTGTTTTTGAACCAAATACGTTTGATGTTCAAAACAAATTAGAGACTGAAATTAGACGAGTTGCTAATCAAGATCCAAGAATGATAGTTAATACTGTTAGTGCTTACCCTCAAGAAAACGGCATATTAATTGAAGTAGAATTAGCGGTTACTCCGTTTAATAATGCAGAAATGCTTAGTGTTTTCTTCAATAATAGTACAAATACTGCAGTAATTCAGTAATCTTCCAAAAGTGGGGTTTTCATTTAAGATAAATACTTAAAAGAGAATACCACTATGGCAACCAGCTCACGACAATCAGCATTATTCGGCGTCAACGATTGGAAGGCAATCTATCAAACCTTCCGTGAAGCCGATTTCCGTTCATACGATTATGAAACACTACGTAAAAGTTTCATTGACTATCTACGTGTTTACTATCCGGAAACTTTTAACGATTATATTGAATCAAGTGAATTCATTGCATTAATGGACGTTATGGCCTTTATGGGTCAAGGTCTAGCTTTCCGTAGTGATTTAAATGCACGTGAAAACTTTATTGATACTGCCGAACGTAGAGATAGTGTTGTTAAACTAGCCAACCTAGTTAGCTATACTCCTAAACGTAATCTTGCTGGCCAAGGCTATATCAAAGTAGTAAGCATTCAAACAAGTGAAAATATCACAGACTTAAATGGTTTTAATTTAAGTAATCAAACTGTATTGTGGAATGATCCTGCTAACGTTAATTGGTTAGAACAATTTAATACAATTATCAATGCTACTTTAATTAATACACAACGTATTGGACGTCCAGGTAATACTGCACAGATATCTGGTATTAAAACAGATGAGTATGCTATTAATATTCCACCAACTACATTACCAATTGTACCATTTACTGCAGTAGTAGATAACCAATCAATGAATTTTGAATTAGTTAGTTCAACCACATTAAATGAAGATTATGTTTATGAGATTCCACCTGCACCAAGTGGTAGAATGAACATGGCTTACCGTAATGATAAATTGGGTTATGGTAGTCCAAATACAGGTTTCTTCTTTTATTTTAAACAAGGAATCTTGCAGAATTTTGATTTCAATTTAGCACAACAAATTGCAAATCAAGTAGTTGATATTGATATTCAGGGTATCAACAATACAGATACATGGTTATATCAGTTGAGTACTGACAACAGTTCAACAACTACTAGAACATTATGGAATCAAGTAGAGAATGTTTATGCAGATGCATATTTACAAACAGAGAATAGTGTTCGCAGAATATTTTCTGTAGGCTCTAGATTCAATGACCAAGTTAGTTACGTTTTCGGTGATGGAGTATTTTCCGAGATTCCAGTAGGAACATTTAGAGCATATGTACGTGCAGGTAATGCATTGACATATACTATTGATCCAACTGAGATGCAAAATCTATCAGTTACATTAAGTTATATTAGTAGGGTAGGACGAACAGAAACACTTACATTAGGATTAGAATTACAGACACCGGTGTCAAACGCACAGGCAAGAGAAACATTATCAAACATTAAACAACGTGCCCCTTCCCGCTACTACACCCAGAACAGAATGGTTAATGGAGAAGATTACAACAATTTCCCATATACATTATACAGTTCTATTATTAAAAGCAAAGCTATTAACCGTAGTTCTGTTGGTGTATCAAAAAACTTAGACTTGTTAGACCCAACCGGAAAATACTCCAGCACGAATTCATTTGCTAGTGATGGTGGCATGTACCAAGATAGTACTAATGGTAATACATTATTAACAATTACTACCACCGGCGATATTATTACTTTTTTAACAGACTCATTAGCTGTTCTATTAGCAGATAATCGTGCAAGACAATATTATATACAAAACTATACACGATATAGTGTTAATACAGCATCAGGTGATGGAACAGTATATTGGGAAGAACAAACAGTTGATGCTAATAGTTTAACTGGTTATTTCTACAATATTAATGGTAGTGATAATACTCCTATCCCAATTGGAACGTACTCTACTCATAATATGAAATACGCTACAAAAGGAGCAATGATTAAATTTGTTGCACCTAGTGGATATTATTTTAGTGAAACAAACCGTTTAATAGCAGGTATTGCAAGCCCATCTGACAAAACTTATATATGGACTACCGTATTAAATGTAGTGGGTGATGGTTATAATAACGGTGAGGGCGCATTCAGTAATGGTACTGGGCCAGTAACATTAAACGGATATGTACCACAAGGTGCAATAGTAACTACTATATTACCTGCATTTGATAACTCACTCCCTAACATTGTAATACAAGAATGCGTTGTTAGAATGGAACTTAATCAAAGTTTTAGTTTAATATTTGATAACAGTTTAACTATAGCACAAGATCGTTGGAGTATAGGTGCATATAATGCTAGTAACTATTTTATAAACTTTTTAAGTTCAGGTAACAACCGTTACAGTATATCATATCGCTCATTAACATATTACTTTGGTAGTGTGGCTGATACACGTTTTACGTTTGAAACTGGCAAACTAGTATATGATCCGTTTAGTGGAAAAATATTACAAGACTTTGTTAAAGTATTAGCAACTAATACACAATTTAATAGTAACTATGCATTGGCTGCACCTGTATCTACTAGTATCATTGGTCAAACAGTAGAGAGTGACGGTTATATTAATGACTTTGAAGTAGAAATTGCAAGCATAGATGTTAATGATAGAACACTTGTTAGTAATCCAGATTTCTTTACTGAAGTTACTGGTTATGTAACTGGTAATACTAATATAGGTGTTTATACTTTCTTTGAACTTATACAAGATGCTATTAATCTTTCACGTTATCAATTGATAGCATCAAGTACCGTGGTATACCAATACCCCACTAAGACTCAAATTGAAGTAGTTAAATATGAGTACCCAGAAGGTCAATTATTTTATGCATACAGTGATAATTTATTTTATAGAACTATTCAAGACCAAACAGTCAATACTCTTTATTATGTTGTAACAGAACAACCTCAATATATTATGAAACCGGGACGTCAAGGATTGCAATTCCAATATCGTCATAATAGTAATAACACTACACGTATTGATCCAGCTACTACAAATATTATTGATTTATATCTAGTAACACAATCCTATTATACTGCTTATCAAAATTGGTTACAAGATATTACTGATACAGTACCAATGCCAGATAAACCTACAATCAATGAACTATCACAATCATATGGTTCATTAAATGATTACAAAATGTTAAGTGATAGTGTTATATTAAATAGCGTAGTATTTTTGCCATTATTTGGACCTAAAGCTCCTGAACTATTAAGAGCAACTGTTAAAGTCATTAGAGCAAATAATACTAATGCCAGTGATAGTGAAATTCGCAGTGCCGTTCTTTCTGCAATGAATGCATACTTTGATATTAATAATTGGAATTTTGGTGACACTTTTTACTTTAGTGAATTAAGTGCATACTTACATGCCCAAGTTGGTGAATTAATTAGTTCAGCAGTATTAGTGCCGAATGATCCTACAATGAGTTTTGGAGATTTATATGAAATTAAATCTGCTCCTTACGAAATATTTGCAAATGGTGCGACAGCAAATGATGTGGTAGTGATTGCGGCACTTACACCAGCTCAATTACAAATAAGATAAGTACTATATAACATAGAGAGAAATAATGGCAACAAGAATTAGAACATTAAATTTTCTACCTGAAATATTTAAAACGCCGACTAATAGTCAATTTTTAAATGCAACGTTGGATCAAATAGTAGACCAGCCTAATACTAAACGCATAGAAGGCTATATAGGAAGTAGATTTGGTTATGGAGTCAATGCTAAAAATTATTATGTTACTGAACCTACCAAAACAAGAACTGATTATCAACTTGATCCGGGTGTAACGTTCCTTAAAAAAGATACTAACACTGCACAAGATTTTATTAGCTACCCGGGTATTATTGATGGATTAGAATTAGAAGGTGGTGTTGTTAATGATAACAACAGATTATTCACAAGTCAATTCTATTCATGGGATAGTTTTACTAACCTAGATAAAATTATTAATTTTAATCAATACTATTGGATACCTGAAGGTCCTGAAGCGGTAACTGTTAGTACTGATACTGTTTATAATGCTACTGATTATATTGTTGTAAGTAACCCTAATGGTTACCTTATAACAGCAGATGGTCAAGCACAGGGTTCTACTAACCCATCATTAACTTTATTGCGTGGTGGTACGTATAGATTCAGTGTTAATCAAAATAGTCAATTTTGGATTCAAGGCGCACCGGGTGTAACCGGATTTGATCCTACACAACTTAATGTACAAACACGTGATGTATTAGGTGTTGACAATAACGGAGCAGAAGTGGGTATTGTAACATTTACTGTACCTTTTAAAAATGCTCAAGATCAATATATTTTTCCCGGTAATAACAGGGTAGATGTAGTATCAACATTAACATATGATGAAGTTAACGGTGTATTAGTAAGTAGCTTAGAAAACGGCATAGATGGTATTACTTCACTTGAAGGTCTTACATTAATGTTCTATAATACCGGTGTACAATCATTAGTTGATGCCGGCTCATTTGAAGTTGGTAGCACTTACACTATAGATACACTTGGTACTACTGATTTTACGTTAATTGGTGCAACTTCTAACACAGTAGGTGAATCATTTATTGCGACTGGTGTTGGTACAGGCACTGGAGCTGCAATTGTATTAACTGGATATATATCAAAATTCTTTGATACTACAACCTATGATGAAGAAACACCAAGTTCAGGGACACAAACAGTTAGTACTAATAGCGGTCCAGTTACATTTCCTGTAGGGGGCGCACCGTATACTCCGCCTGGTGATAGTACAAATTTTGCAAACTCAGAAGGTGGATATTACACAGATATATCAGCTACTTTTTATACAATTACCTATGAAGGTGATCCAACTGACCCTGTAATTAGATTAGTTAATACCGGTACTATTCCTGTTGAAGAAAAAATTACTGCTAATTTTGGTACAGAATGGATTGGTAGAACATTTTATAGAAATACCAGCGACACTGTATCATTAATACCTTATATGAGTGCTATACTTGATACTTTATATTATCAAGACGGTACCTCAGGTAATAAAGTAGGACAAATTAGATTAATTTCTAGTAACACTACTAATCGTATTGATGTATTAACAGACATTATTGGCAAACAAAACTACACAGCACCAAATGGTGTAGTATTTACTAATGGATTAAAAGTTATATTCTCCGGAGATATATATCCTTCAAGTTATGAAGGTACTAGATTTTATGTAGAAGGAGTTGGTACTGCAATAGAATTAATTCCAGTGACAGATTTGATAGCACCAGAACCATTTACATCTGGTACTTATATTCCCTTTGACACAACCCCGTATGACATAGGTAATTATGATATAAATTTATACATACCTGTCACACCAGATTATATTACTATTTCAAGAAATAGTATTGATAAAAACGCATGGTCTCGTAGTAATAGATGGTTTCACATTGACGTAATTAATGCAACAGCATCATACAATAGTAATCCGGAATTAATATCCCTTTATGCTACCTCGGACAATAAAGCTAAACGTCCTATTATTGAATTTTATCCTAATCTACGAATGTTTGATTCGGGTATTATTGGAAAACCACCTATAGATTTTATTGATTTTCGCACAACAGATGCTCCTAATCAAGTAGCAGGACAAGAAAATTATTATCCTGACGTTGAAGTCTATACTGGATATAATGCCACTATCAACGGTACTACTGGTACTAGCACAACTATTACTATACTTGCAAGTAATGTGTTCTCAAAAACTGGGCCTGGCACATTTCAAATTGGTCAATATATAAACGATAGTACAAATATTCTTCCAAGAAATACTCAAATTACTAATATTTCAGGAACAACAACTATAACGTTAACAGTAGAGTGGGAATTTTCGCAAACAATAGGATCTACTGCAGTGGCATCATTAATTGCCAACGATACTAATAATGACAGTTATGCAGTGTTTGACGGAGCAAGAATTGTTTTTGCAGCCGATGAAAATCTAAACATACGAAATAAAATATATATTGTTAGATTTTCTACATTAATACCAGGCGATAGTCCAGTAATTACATTAACACAGGCAGATGATGGTCTTGTTTTAGCAAATGAGCAAACAGTTGCATTCAGAGGATATAATTATCAAGGTATGGATTTTTACTTTGATGGTGTTGATTGGCAAGAAGCTCAACAAAAAACGACAGTAAATCAACCACCTTTATTTGATATATTTGATGATAACGGAATAAGTTTTGGTGATAGCACCGTTTACATTGGTACATCATTTGCAGGTAATAAACTATTTGCATATGGTATTGGATCGGGAAATGATGATGCAATATTGGGCTTCCCTTTATTGTATAGTTCTATTGATAATGTAGGTGATATTAGCTTTGACACATCACTTAATTCTGCAACATTCAACTATGTCAGTGGTACTACTCCTATTACACAAAAAGTTAACACGGGATATATTTATAATTATTCTGACTTGACAACATCGGTAAGACAATTAGGATGGCAAACAGCAGTAGGACCAAGTGTACAATACCAAATATTTGAATTTAACTACTATGCTAATAATCCTGTAACAACATATACATGTGATATTGCTAAACTAGCAAATACAGATAGTGCATGGCCTACTATACAACTTTTTGTAAACAATAAAATACAATATTCAACCGCCTATACAGTAGAAACCACATCGTCACAAACAATCGTAACCTTCACAGTGCCTGACCCATTAGTAGATACTGTAGTTGAAATATTATTATTAAGTGATCAGGTAAGTGAAACTGCATATTATAGTATACCTTCTAATTTAAACAATAACCCATTGAATGCAGATATTACGGTAGTTAATGTAGGTGATATTCGTGGTCAATATCAGAGTAGCTTTTACAATAATCCAAACACAACTGGTGATGTATTTGGTGCAAACAATTACCGTGATTTAGGTAATATGGTACCATATGGTAATAAGATTATTCAGAATAGCGCAAGTTTAGTGTTACCTGGTGCATTTTTACGTAAACAGAGTCATAATCTATTCAATGCGTTATTATATAACAGTAGAGAATACATTACTTTTAAAACTTTATTAATTGATACAGTTAATTCTACTGATTTTAGTACAAGATTATCTCCTTCAACTATGTTAGATGATGCATTAGATAAAATTACTGCTTCAAAAACAGATAGTAATAGTTTCTTTTGGAGTGATATGTTGCCATCAAAAGCGGCATATATCACCAATACATACAGTTTTGCAAATGCATTAGATATAAGTATATATCCATTAAGTAAAGTATATAATTTTGCTACGGCTAATTATAATAGTGTATTGGTTTACTTAACTAATACATCCGGAATAATTAGTCAATTAATACGCGGAGTTGATTATACAGTAAGTACAGATACACCATCATTAACTGTCACATTAGATTTGGATCCAGGTGATCAAATCACTATTAAAGAATA